CAAGTCGACCCTTCATTCGTAAGAGGCAACGTATATGATTCGATAATCAAGCCGACTGCGAAAGCCAAATACGACAATTCTCATAATTACAAGCTGGCAGCTCCTCAAGTGGTCACAGCTCACAACCCTTATATCACATTCTTGTTCAGCGGTATTGCAAAATGTTTTTCCCACGAACTTAAGATAAGCATGAAGGATAAATGGATATTGAACGACGGGTTGAACGCTGAAAATTTGAGTGGTCGATTTAACAACGTAATGTTAGGTTTGACAAGTGTTCGCTTTCTGGAAGTGGATTTCTCGAAATATGATAAGAGTCAGGAATTATTTTGTTTAAAAATATTCCTTGAAATACTCTCCAGATTCGGAGTGCCTCAACATTATTTGGATGATTGGGAAAGATATCACATCAGCAATATTATTAAATTCAAACGTGAAGGAGTAAAGACGAGAGTTGATTATCAGAGAAGAAGTGGCGACGTGTTCACGTTTGTTGGAAACACTATTGTAGCGATGTGTTGTATCGCGTGGAGTTATAAGGATGTTGTGAGAAAAGCAGCCGGCGGTGTTTTTGGGGGGGATGACAGCCTTGTGGTGTTTCCTGCTGCCATATCAATAAAAGATAATACTCAGGTTATCTCAGACATTTTTAACCTTGTTGCCAAGATCGAACATTTCCCCGATTGTCCAGTATTCAGTTCTAGGTTCCTGTTGAATTTGTCTGGTCGATGGATGTTTGTTCCTGATCCTTTGAAGGCAATTGTAAAATTGGGCAGAGATGATTTATATAATTATGAACACGTCGAATATTATTACATATCCTTTTGTGATAACTTTAAATGTTTCAAGGACGAAAGAGTAGTCAATGATGTCTCAAGAATGTTAGCCTTGCGTTATGCTGACATTTTTCGAGAAATGGATTGCTCGGTACTATGTAAATTTCTCTGCAATTTGCTACACGACAAGAAAATGTTCTTCGATTTATTCGTGCCGACGGAACATGTATCTAATGACATGCCCGTTAACAAATTGAGATCTATTATGAAATCATTGAAGTTGATTTAGGCATATATTAATATGCTCTTCAACAGTGTATAGGTTTGATCGATAAATCAAAGTGTTTCACCATAGCTATGGTAAAACAAATTGGTGGTCGTAAATCTAATCTGTTAGACCTTTAAATACAAAATAGAAATATGAAAATCTGAAGCTCCTTTGTACTTGGAAGTCGACGTTAAGCTAGCGTTAGAAATAGCAAGGTCTCAAGCCTCGTGTGATCTTCGGAGAACATTGGCCAGTGCCGAC